TTTCTGAAAATATATAATATCATCAATATCTGCTAAATTGGTTCCTGCAGGAAGTGTGGTAATTTCTGTTCCTTTACCACCTTCTCTTCTAGGGAGCCAAAAATCCTCCATCATACTCATTTGGTCTGATGAATTAGTTAATGTTCCAGAATTTGCATCATATACCATTTTATTTCTATAACGATCCATTATATCTTTTAAATGTTGTTCTGCCTTGGCCTTCGGCATATTACCAACATCAATATAAAATATACGTCTCTCTGGTGCCCTAGCTAATCGGTATATAACCTGTGCATTCTCGGTCATTCTTAACTGATTAGCGGGTCTGATAGCTTTGTGAAGATGAGATAAAACCATTCCATTATTTCTATCTATCAATCCAGATGTAACATGACAAATAGCATCAGGTGATACTCTTATTTCATTCTGATCTTTACCATATATAAAATATTCTTCTACACCTGTGATAATTTCTACACGCGATACTGGATCAAGTTCTTTTATAACTTCCCTAACCTTTTTAATTTCTGTAGGGTTAATAGCTCTTAATTCTAAAAGTCCTTTCTTCGGTGAATTAACATCAATCAATTTATGATAATATAAACGTCCGTCTATATACCAATTACGAAAAATATCATGACCCTGAGAGTTAAAATTTAAAAGTCTTAGTATACTATCAAATTCATCATTAACCAATTCTTTAACTTCATCCGAATAATCTGATTCTGTAATTGTAACAGAAATTGATTGTCCTAGAATATTTTCTATTATAATGGCCTCATTAACAATATCTTCAATCGCTTGGTCAACCTCTGCAATAGAAGACACTGAACGATACTGTTCAATTAATCCATTTTCAGTTGCCGCAGTATCAGGTTTATTATTAACTGCCGATCCAAAGAATCCAGATATACCAATATCAGACGCGCCATCATCTGATGATGGTACTACAAAACTTTCGTGATCTTTTTTAGGTTTTTTTCTTTTAAATGTAAAACCAAATAAACTATTATCTGCCATATATAGTATTTATAATAAAATTAATTAGTGTTTAACCCAATAATCGCCATCTTCATAATATCCAGCTGGTTCTTCTGAAACCATAAAGGGTACTATAAGATCGTCAATCTTGGAAATATCATTTGTGTATAAATCACTTATATTTATATCACTTATATATTCAAAATTTACACTTGTTGTATACCAAGCTAACATTACTAATGTCATAACAATATCATCTGTACAACCAGTTTCCGCTCTATATGAATTACCAACTGCAATAAAATTAGCTAACTCAATAAGAGTATTATTATCCTGTATAATAAGTTTTTGTGATTCTAACATCTCTTTTAAAACAGAACATCCAACTCTCTTGGTTAATTTTGTTGTTCTAACTCCGAGTACATATTTTTCTTTGGTTGTTGTTTCTGATATAAGATTATCATACTCATACTCATGATTAAGATCATTAACAACCAGAGAACCAATATCATTTGATTCTACTAATACACCAGCGGTATTATATTGTATTCCTAAATTATTAATAGCCCTAGCATAAACAGTGGGTTGCATTGTATTAGTTCTAAATAACGCAACTTGTTTTATTGGATATGATGTAACATCAAATACATTGGCTACTGAATAATCAAGTCCCTTACCATGTGAAGTATCAACGGTTATAATATATTTATGTCCAATTATTGGTTTATTATAATATTTTATACCATGAATAATTTCTTCTGGTTCTCTGGTAATAATATTACGGAGTGTATTAGATGATATTAAACTATTAATAGAACCAAGAGCAACATTTTCATGTTCCTGCATAAAATCTTCAAGACTAGTATTCGCGATTGTTTGTTTTTTCCACTCGGCGTCTCTGCCTGGAACATCATCCCATTTTACCTCAAATGGAACATATTCATTTTCTCCACGTTCAGCCTTAACTCTAATAGTATTAAAGTGATTTAACTTATTAATAGTAGAAACTAATATAACTTTGGTTTCTTTACCGGACGCAATTGTTGGATAAGTTGATTTATAAAATTCTTCCCAATTTTCCACAAATGCCGCTTCATCAATAATTAAACATGAAACAGATTGTCCACGAATAGAACTTGAACTAGTCGCTCTTGCCATTATACGACAACCATTTTCAAATTCAACAGTTCTTTTATTCCATTCGAGTACATTAGGTTTTAACCAATTAGGTAATAACTCAAATGCTAATTGAATTCTGGATAGGATTTCTTGTGAGGTGTCACCTTTATTCGCCAGAATTGCAACAGTTTTATCCATATTAAAAAGGATAAAATGTACAACAAATACTATTGTTGTGGTTGTTTTACCTGATTGCCTAGATTGTGTGACAATATTAAATCTTTCTTTTTGAAACTGATTTAATAAAGTTTTTTGATAGTCATAGAGTGGAATTTTTATTTTACCTTGATCAACGTGAACTATCGTAAAATAGTTCTCTGCAAAATAATGTATATCTTCTGAACATTTCTTAAATTCTAAAATTTGTTCTTTTGTGTAAGAATGTTTAGAATTCTTCCTTCCAAGTAAAGGATTATTAAGATAGAAATCACTCATAATAATATTATTTTTTATTTTTTAATATATCAATTAAATCTGTAGTGGATCCAACAAAAAGATTATTATTAGTAACATCACCAGAAGACTCGACTTCATTATTTAATTTCTGTTGTTTTTCGTGAAGAACAGATAATTTATCAGTAGTATCACCAATAGTTTTAATTAGAGTTGCTAGAACCTCATAGGTTCGTGGATGCTCGGACTGCTTAGCCAATTCAACCAAATCTTCCAGTGCCGCATTACCATTCTCTACCAGATTATATAAATTCTCTCTGGTATATTCGTAATCATTGGATATATCTTTTTCCGGTGAACCAGACTGAACAACCTCTTGTTTTTTATAAGTGGTTAATTCAAGTGGTTCAACATTAAAAGTTTCGTCTAGTTTTTTCATAATATATATTATTTTTATTAACTCTTTAACTCTGCTAATCTTGCTTCAAGTTCTGCTATTTCACGGATCTTAGGGTCTGTCCAATCAGGATTAAGAGTCCAAGTAGTGCCATCAAAAAGATACATTCCACACTGCCAATCAGCAGGAGAATCCACACCTGTGTGGATAGTAGCATTAGAAGTATTCATGTCACCAATTACAAAATATGGACAAGTAATATTATCTGCTGTTGTCACTAGATCGTGGGCATCGTCAAATATATAAGCAGAGATAGTTGATTCGTTAAAAGTAATAGTTTGCATTGTGTTATCCTTCGATTAATAAGTTAGTAGAGGTTGTCGCTGTATCCATTACGCTTTAATTAGTAATTCGGTCGCAGATAACGCAAATCCAGCATACACTGTTCCATACGTTGCGTCTGGTGTTGAAGATAACGTCCCATCCCCTTGTACATATTGTGTCCCGATAGTCAGACCAGCTTGAGCATCATCTGTCGCACCAACAATCTGTATAGTTGCGGTTGATGTATCTGTATAAACACCATCAGAAATACCAATAAAATTAGAAGTTAAGTTAGAAGTTAAGTTGGATGTCTGAAATATATTATCCATCTGAGCAACTTGTGCCTTTCCATCATCCGTATCACTACCCTCTCTGTAAGTTATCACAAACTTACTATTATTTGCGTTGGTTGGGCAGAATGTTGATGATAAATAAGACATTCGATCAGTAGCCCCCTGTATCAAAGCACTAGTATCAAATGATGCTGTTGCCCCTGATAACGTGCCTGTTATATAAGTAGCTATTTCACCAGTTCCAACATTAGAATATAATACTATAAAGTCGTTTGATTTAAAAGGGTTAAATGCCACGTTAACGTATTTTACATCTCCACTATGGAAAGTAAAATTGGAACTAAATGATATACTATTACCAGTTAAAGTACCGATATACATCCGGCCGTTAGGTGCGTAGTTACCCCCGACTAAAATTCTGTCTGCAATTAGTGGGTCGAATGCCAAAAATGTATGAGTGCCGGCCGCATTATAACCTGAAGACGAGGCCTCGAGGCCATATGATATAGTATCTCCAGTTAATCCACTTAATATACCAACTCTGGATTCCATTGTACTATTTGTTCTATAACTAACAACAAACCTATCAGTGCTGATCGGGTCGAATTCCATTCTAACTTGTGAAGTGGTTGATGGCGCCTCTAACCATCGTATCATAGTTCCGTATGATATCACAGACCCATTTATAAGACCAACCTTTGATTCGCCCTGAGTAGCGTTGAGAGTGTAAGACACGACAAATCGACCAGCTTGATGAGGATCAACGGCAAGCACCATATGACCACCTACACCATTACTTCCGGCTGAATTGAATTCATATGTAGTGCCGAATGATAAAACTGTCCCTGATATTGTGCCAACTAGAGCGTAACCATATGCGGAAATATTCTGATAAATAAGAACAAAAGTATTTGGTGTATGTCGATCAAATTCTATGGAAGGCCCAATTGTGCCACCGGCACCAGAGTGGAAAACATACTTAGATCCGAATGTTATTGAAGTCCCTGATACTGTACCTACGATAGCTGTACCTCTAGATGAATTGCCATTATCGACATATGCAATAACAAACTTCCCTTCTGAGTTTGGGTCGAACGCTACAGATATGTCTTGAAGACTGCCTGTAGTGTGAAAAGTTGTGGGGGTGACACCGGATATCGACTCAGTGAGATTGTTAGTGGTTTCTGAAACAACTTTGACTGTCCCATCAGCTTGAAGTACAACTAAATCACCATTACTTAAAGCCCCCGAAGCAGTTATATCAATCTTTCCTGCTGGTAGATTCGTTAACTGTGATCCATCAACTGCCGGTAACTTTGCAGTTCCATCAAGCTTAACAATCTGATTAGCCGATGTTCCAATTCCATT